GGTGCTATTCCACTCGGTGTTGCTGGCTCCGGTGACGGTGATCTGGTCGCCGACTACGAGCGGGTAAGAATACGCCAGCGTGGCTGTGGCTGTCGTGCCGCTGCGGGTGGCCGTGAATGGCATCGAAGGGCCGTAGTTAACCGCGAGCGAGACCGACCCGCGAGATGGCACGGTGAGGCGTCCTGTCTGCGTGCCTCCAATTCCATAAACCACCCCAGATCGCACATCGGTTGGGACCGCTTGGTTGAGTGCTGTGGAGTTGTCAGAGGTGTAGAGGTTCACATATGTCGAGCTGCCATTAAGGGCGATGCGCCATATCCCGTTGGTTGGGGATACCCCCATCCGCCATTTGTAGAGATAGATGGCAGGAAATCCGCTTGATGAGTCGTAGAAATATCCCGAGACGATATTTGTTCCAGAAGTGGAGGTGAATGGAGTGCCGGATGACGATGCGGTAAATGTGCAGTTGATGGCATTGACCGTTCCGCCTACATTCGACAACGCTCCAATGCCTGTGATCGTTGAGTTGTTGATGTTCAAAGTTCCAGTAGGGTTGTTTAATACACTGGTTGAACTTACCGTAACTTGAGTGTTTATTGTGCAGCTATTTAATGTTGATACTCCATTGTTTTGCAGTCCATTGCCAAGGTATGTTCCTCCAGAAATAGTGCAGTTATTAGCAGTCAATGTGCCAGCCACGCCAACAAGCACGCAGCCACTAAAATTGGTAGTTGAGGTGCTTATTGTGCAGTTTGTTAAAACAACCCCGCCGGATATTACATTCACAACCCATACGGTGCTTCCCCCGCCAGCTCCATACAAATTCGCAGAACTAATGGTAAGCGTTCCAGACCCATTGATTGTGATACAATTTATGTTATTTACACCGGAGCTTGGAATAGAGGCACTGGTGAGTGTTGCACTTCCAGAAGCTGAGTAGGTAATGCAGGTAGCGTTTCCGCAGTTCACGGAATTTGTTGCGGTGATGTTGTAAGCAACAGGCATAGAAAAACCACCGCCATTTGCAGCAGCAGCGGTTCCGCCGTCTTTCCATGCTTGACTCGCCGAACCGTTGTTACGCAGCGACAAAACCGTGACGTCTTGGTTTATTGTCACCGTAAATCCTGCTGCCCACACATCGTCAGCCGATGAGGGAGCAAAAACGGCTGTGCCGTTGCTCCATGGTGAAGTTGCCACACTGGTATCTGACCAGTTGCCAGATCGAAATGCTCTTACATTAGCCATGATATTAAAGTCCTTTCTCTGCGATGAATGTTTGAAGGGCCGAGTGAATTGCGTTCACCGCAGCAAGGGTTGGAGCATCAGCTTGGTCGAGTTTGCCAATGCGGATGTTGATTGAGTTGTCTGGAGCGGTTTCAACCATGTCGCCTTCGATTCGGGTGGGAACAAGGTTGCAGACGACAGAGGCGTCTGGTTGGCCCTCGGCGTCATATGAGCCGCTGACGATTAGGTTGAGGCTGTAACGGTCGTATTCTTTGCCGTCGATTTCGATGGGGTTTGTAGCTTTCATTTTTATGAGTAGGTGAGAGTTTCTTTTGAGGACCATGCGCCTGTGGCGCTGGCTTCTTGTGATGTTGTGCCTGCGGAGTTAAAGATGGTTCGGACGATCTCCCATCCTTCGGCGTCATAGACGCTGCCGGAATTGGGGAAGGCCGAGTAGAGGAGGTAGCCGAGGTAGGTGGTGTCGCCATCGAGGTCGAACATCCAGATGCGGTCGGGTGCGTCCTTTGCGCCTGCGAGCTTATAGACTTCGCCAGTCGCGGGATTCCGAGTGAAGAGCCTACGGTCGGTGTGATTGATGCACACTTCGCCCAGAGCAAGGTCGGTCGTTTCGGGAATTTTCCCGGCGACTGAGCTTTTCTTCGGAATGATTTGTGGGTTGGCCATCTATAGAGAGGGTTGCCGCCGGGGGATTGAACCCCGGCGGGCTTTTGTGAAGGGTTAGTAGGTTCCGCCGTCGATGGTTGTTTCCAAAGCGGTGATGCGATTGCCCAAGCTGGTATCAGCCGAAGCACGGGCTGAAGCCTCCGAGGAAATTGCGTTGGAGCGATTTGTGACCTCTGAGGCCAGATCGCTTTCGAGCGCATTGATATCGCTTTCGGATGCGGAAACCCGGCTGGTGAGTGCGGTCGCTGCGGAGACGACGCCGTCGATGCGGGTTCCAAGAGCGGACTCAGCTGCGGTGGCGCGTGTGACCTCGCTTTGCAGGCCGGTGGAGGCGCTGGAGGCAAGGCTGGTGATGGCTCCATTCAAGCTGGAATCAGCGGCCTCAAAGGCGCTTACGATTTCCGACAAGCTGTCGAGCGAACCTTGCGTTGTGTTACTGAGAACATTGTCGATGCGAGTGCCGAGAGCTGCCTCTGCGGCGGTCGCACGGGTGACCTCGGAAGCGAGGTTAGTCGTGAGAGTGCCTTCAGCGGCTTGGGCGCGTGTGACTTCCGAAGCGAGGTTCGTGGTCAGCGTGGCGTCTGCTGCGGAGCGAAGCGAGGCTTCTGCACTGACTGCGGCATCAGCGTAGGATTTTTTTGCGAACACATGCTCACCGCCGATAGCAAGCGGGCCGTCTGCTGTTCCTACGAACAGGGACTTGTTGAGCACGTCGATGGCGAGTTCTCCGGTCGAGAGGCTTGTGGGCGCTCCACTACCGCGTTTGATTTTTAGGATAGGATTGGGCATTGGATTTGGTTTGTTTGTGGTTGGTATCAGTCAAAACTGACGTGTTGTTTGGTGTTCATGGGGAAAGTTTAGAAATCACCGCAGTCGATCATTTCGAGCATGAGGTGGTAGTCGGAAATAGAATCGTCCCAGAGCCACTGGAGACGGGTATCGAGGGCGTGATAGATGCGTGCGACTTTGCCGGTTGCCGGAAAGTCTGAGCGGGAGGGGTAGATGACGAGCGCCTTGGTGTCCTCCGGCAAAAGGAGCGTGAACTGGGAGAGATCCAGTTGCTGGGTCAAATTGGTCTCAGTGATCGTCGTCATGCGTAGGTGGCGGTTTCCCGGTTGGTCCACGCGACATTGGTCGCTTTGGCGGTGGCAGTGACGGCTCCGGCAGTGGTAAGCGCGGAGCGGGTGATGATCCATTTGGCCACGGCGGCTGGCGAGCCGGTGGCGGGGATGTCGGAATTGAGCAGCAGTCCGTAGTAGCTAAATGTTCCTGCGGTGTTGAGGGCGAAGGCGTGGATGTAGTTGTCCGGGTCGCGCTGCGTAGTGGCCGAGTAGAGGCCGAGGGCGACGACAACGATCTTCGCGCCGTTGGGAATGGCTTGGGTGAAAGTGATCGTGCCGCTTCCTTGGTTGACGAGGTAGTCGGCGGTGGGTTCCTGTGTCACGCCATTGATCGCCACGATGACATGGTTCGGATCGCTGGAGCGAAGTCCATTGACAGGGAAGGTGCGGAGCGTGCCGTTGCCAGTAAGGGTGGTTTTGGCCGAGTCGAGGAGACCGGCTTGAGGAAGACCGAAGTTGAGAACGGCGGTATTACCTGTGCCGGTGTTGGTGACAAAAGGTTGGGCATTGCCGGAAACTGGGGAAACATCTCCCACTTGGACGAGGAGCGATGGGTAGCTCACGCCTCCAGCCGGTCCGCCTCCGCTGACCTGCGAGGCATCAACGCCATCGCCGCCATTCCGGGATGAGACGAGCTTGGAGGACATCCATGCGGGCTTGATGCGTCCCTTGCGCTCGGTGGAGTCCCGGCGCATGGCAGGGTTTTTGCCGAGGATTTCGGTTTCTTTAGAGAGAAGAGTGGCCTTGTTGGCATCGCCGGTCAATGGGACCGCGAGCTTGGCGGCAAGATTGGCCGTGAGCAGGTCGATGAAGAGGGAGTCAAAGAGGGTGACCTCGGTGACTTTGCGGACATATTCCAGCGTGATGGCCGTGCCGAGCCAGACATCCCAGTCGGTCGTCCACCCGGATGTCACGCCGGGTTGTTTAGTCGAACCGGCAACCGTGCATCGATAGACCGCGCCATTGTTGGAAACCGCATTGCCGACCTCGTAGGTGCGACCCGTGACCCATGCGGGCGATCCGGAATCCGCATTGGTGAGGACAAAGTTGCCCGACACCTCCCACGACGAGTCGCCGGTGGAGTAGTCGTAGTCATTGACCCGGAACACGCGCAGGCAATCTGCGGGAATCGCGTAGCGGTAAGCCCACTTGTATTCTGGGCGCGGGAGCGTCTCGATGACCGTGGTAGACTTCATTGCCCATGTCCACGAACCGGCGAGGAGGAGCGCATCGCGCACCTGCGGGTAGAGCGACTTGGCGAGGAGCATCGCCTGCGAGGAGGGGCCGAACTGCTCGGCAGTGCCAACGCGCAGGATGGCTTGTCGGCAAAGTTCGTCCTCGGTGAGCGTGGTCGATGGGCGGTCTTTGGCGGTTGCGAGGATGAGCGCCTTGACGACCGGGCGCTGCATGTTGGCCGAGAAAACCTCGGCCATTTGAGAGAAAAGCTCTTTTGAGCCGGTGAGTGGCATCGCGAGGTTCGCGGCCAGCTTTGCGGAAAGGATTTCGACAAAGACCGCAGGGAACTTCGCAGCGGTAGTGACAGAGGCGATGTATTCGATCTGGGCGGGAGCCGAGAGATCGGTGTGGATGAATCCGTCCACGATCTCCCACTTGGAGAAATTCTCATCCTCATCGATTCCGTTGAGACGGATGAGACGTAGGAAGTCGGAGGGAACAGCAAATCGGCGCGAGTAACCAAAGGCCGGAGACGTGGCATCGGCGGTGAGCGATGCGAGTTTGCGGCAGAACTGCCAGTCGAACTCCGTCTGGAGTTCCTCCAAAGTCTGCGCGTAGAACAGAGAACAATACTGCGCCTGTGCAGTCGCGTCCGTGAGCGCGGTGATGCGGGAATCACCGAGTCGGGCGAGGGCGAGATTGCAGAGTTGGATGTCTGTCATTGAAGCGCGGTCAGATCACAGAAAAAGTGGGTGGCAGACATTTCCCGGTCTGCCAGCGGGGTGCGGGAATTAGGCTTCGTCGCAGGCGATCTCGACGACCTTCTTCTCTTCCATGCGGACGGCGGCGAGGGATGCCACTGAGCGGATCTGGAGTGAGTGCGAGAGGTCGGTGCGAATGTCCATGTGGGTCTTGAGTCCACGCTCGGCGAGGATGACTCCGGATTTCACATAGGCATAAACACTGCGGACCGTGCTGGTCTTCGGAAGCAATTGGGTGCGGCGGAATTTGAAACCCATGAAGGTGTTCAAGCTTCCGTCCACCAAAGCGCGAACCGAGTTGTAGTCTTGGCTGGTGACTTCAATCGTGCGGAGCAGGTCTTGAAGCTGTTTGGCCGAGACAACCATGATGCGCTCTTCCTCTTCATCGACGTCGTTGCTGTCGAAGAGGAACTTCGCAGCGCGGAGCTTGGCGATGGTGAGGCCGGAGTTGGCGGCT